TCACGCCCGAATAGAGCGCAGTCTCGTGGTGTTTCATTAAGGCAATATGCGCTTTCTTTAAGCGGACTTCCTGTTTGTTTTTGACTTCCATGATTAACTCCTCTTCTCAATAATTTCTACACGATCCCCATGATCTACTACATGGGCATCACCACTTGCTACTCGCTTAAGTTTGTGAACTGTGAACTGCTTAAACCCTTCCATATCATTACACTTGGTAACATACAGAATAGTCATCACTGATGCCCACACAATTAAAAACGCTTCGCTATAACTTATTTCCATTTCCATCACCTCGTGGATAGTTAATTAAAACAACTCATGGTTATTCTTAGCCCACTCTGCAATCTGCAGATTGTTGCGAGCCAACTTGATAGACTTTGTATTGCGCATCATCATAGTAAAGAACACCGCTTGCACCTCTGAACTAGGAATTTTATTAACGAAAGTCATGAACTTCGTTAGCTCATCCTGTGTCTCTAGCACGTCTACCGCTTGGAACATAATCATTAACTGCGCTGAGATTTCTTCGGGAACTTTAATGCTATCTGGAGATTTCACAATGTCCTTCACATCGACTAGAGTTTTCTCCAACGATAGGAACGCTGACATATCACCAGCACCGCTTGCACCGATAGTGCCAGCCAATGCGACCATCGTAGCGTTATCGCCTAAGTAATCTCTATTCTTCACGATCACATCGCACTTAGCAAGAGAACGAGGAGAACAGAATGACAGGGCAGTCTTCTTAGGATTGAACACATACGGATTGTCGTCTTGGTTGCCATCTCTGTAACTTGCCAATGTCCGAGGGAACATCGCAACGAAAGCACGAACAACACGAGAGATACCATTAGCTGATGACCACTCTAACCATTCATTAACTGTTGGCTTACTCATCTCCATGATGCACACACGATTACCAGCATGGGCAAGCATTGTGTCGCCTACCCCATCGCTTGCATTGTTTGATGTCCCGAAAACTATTGATCCACTAGGTAGTGGACGATCACCTACCATTCTTTCCAACATCAGACGGGTGAAGATAACTTGCAATAGCTTGGGAGACTTCATGAACTCGTCAAGTAAAATGACCTTTGGCTTAGGAGAGTCAAGCATGAAGAGAGATGACACATAGTATTCGAGGCTTTGGGTTTGGTGGTTTGGAATAGTCATACCGATGTCCGACATATCCTTGACAGGGCAGTCCACATAGATATAGTCATAGTCTTCGCCCAAATCCTGACGAATCATAGATAACAGAGAGGTCTTACCACAACCAGGTTCAGACAGTATGATTGGTGTGAGGTATGAGCCTATTATAGGAATGGTTTTGCGTAACTCGTTGATGGTTACTGTGGAATTGAAATTTAATTTAGACATTTGCTTCTCCTTATTTAGAATGTCATTACATCGTGGATTGGAAACTACCGAACTTGGAAAGAATATCGTCTATCCCTTCCTTAACATGATGGCGCACCGCATCGGAATCACGGATGTCCTCTGCCTTTACACCATTTAAAACTTTCTCTAGCGACGCACGAGCCAACTCTAATCCTGAATCATTCTTAAGATTAAATCGCTTAAAACTTTCGATGTAATCTCTAGCTTTTTGTAGCGTTCCCTCGTAAATTTTTCTGCGCTTGGTTCGCACTTCCTTAGTCATCGGGTTCATTGACTTCGCATTAACAACATCAACTTCATACTCATCATGCCCACAACAATGACTGATGGACTCCATCACCTCGACCATGCGTTCTGACTGTTCTTGGGCAATCGAATCTATAATCCCTTGCGCTTGATTACTGAGTGTTGTAAACAAATCATCAGCGATGTCCTTAGCTATGCCACATCTAAAGTCATTCGTAGGCACTTCTGACACATACAGATTCAAGCTGAACTTCGTCTTGACTTGCTCTGCACTTGGATAGTCTGCACGATTGAACATAGTGCCTTGCTTGAAAGCCATATCCGACACGATTGAGTCATAGTCCGTTACCAATGAATCCACTAGGGCATGGAAAGCTATTTCATGCTCGTGATACTCTTGCTTGAACTTAGGCACATCAATACTTGGCAGTAATTGCTGAGACTGATTCCAACGATAGGTGCGACGCTGAAGCCAGTTATAGATGGTTTGCCGATAGTTAACGACTGCCTTATGTTTGGGATGATTAGCTAAGAGATTCTTAACATACCTGCCCGCGGACTTATCAGCGTTCTTTGAGGTAGTAACCTCATCACTGATACCCCGATCCTGTTTGGTTGCTGACCACACGCTGATGTCAACGCTGACTAGCACCGCACTACTCGCCAATGAGATTAAATGCTCAGGCATTTCTAGATTCATTTCCATTTACTTCTCCTTTACTTGATTAAATTGAAATCCACTACGACGTGGATCGCTATATAAAACCACACCAAAAACAAAAACAACTTGAACATAAATTGCTCCCTTCACTATGATAAGTATACTACAACTTTACATATAAGTCAATGGTGATGTATGACTTTTTTATATGACACTCGGTACTTCTTGGCGGTTAATTTGTTTCACATCCAATCCACAATTACCTGACGTGATACAGACACCCAGTCATAGTCGGCATTACCACCAACTTCCTCGACAATATCTTGGGCATCCTCTCCAACCCTTGCAAACGCATAGCCTAAATACTGTGAGTGAGGGTTATCTTCCTCGATCCAGTCTCTTGCCATTTGCAGTAAGTCCTCATGGCATTTAACGTCGGCATAATCCTCATACCACTTCACGTCTTCGGCTAGAAAATTTATTGCGCACCCATCTACATCAACTGACAAGTTATCGCTATCGCTATCATCAAAACACCTAGCAGTATCTTCATGTTTCATAGCTTGGGTTAGGAATAACTCGAACGAGCCTTTCAATTCTTCCTGTTTAGTGTCTTGGTTGTTAGGTGTAAAGCGTATTGAATACGCAACTGTTGATCTATAACCCATGATTGACTCTCCTTTTATAAGTGTTAAATCGCTTTGGTTCTTTTCCACTATGTAATGGATAGTTAAATAGCACCCTTACCATCCATGCCATCGCTTCGCTTTCATGCTTCATGTTCTTCTCCTATGAATGTTCTAACCCAGTCTATGTAGACTTCGTCAAAGTAAAACCACCTCGCCTCTCGCTTGCGGTTAGGTTTATCTATCGGGTAATTAACTAATAGAGCATGGTCGTCGCTACGGACTAGCTTGTAGAACTCAGGCTTATTAGGGTTGCGGTATAGCTTGATGATTTTCATTTCACCAACCCCCCTTTGTTGTTGAGTCCTACCAAGTCGGACTTGTCTGTGATAAGAACGTAATTGCTCTTGTGCATGGGAGCAACTGTGCGAACCACCTTCTTTGCGATCTCATCACCGCATGGACAACAAACTGCATAGCCCAGTCGAAAGCGTTGCTCGTCGTAGGTATCACCGCATAGCTTGCACTGTGGATTAAAAGTCTCATCAATCATGGTTTGCTCCTTGATTACCGAACGATGCTTCGTACTTGTCCAGCCAGTCGTTGAACTCCGCTTCGTAGATCGCCCACTCTTCGTCGCTATCTACCATTCCACGATTGCGTGGATCGAGGGTTGGTCGCCCTTTGCAAGCACGTTGTTCTTCGAACTCGATTAGGGATTGTTTAAGTTTGCCCATTTGTTTCTCCTTTGATTAGGTTATGTTTTCCACGACACCGTGGAAAGCTAAATAGTCGTTGAGCAACTAGCTACTACCGAAAAAGATCGCCCATCGACATTATTAGTATACCACAACTTGACATATAAATCAAGCTGGTATATGACTTTTTTAGCTGATACGATATCTTTGTTTAATGACTTTGGCATGAACTCCTTTTGGTCGTAGTAATACGTGGCTATCTCTTTCACCTTTGCCATACCTTGCGGCTAAAGTTTTAGGGTTCATGTTGAACTCCTGTGCCCATTCTTTGAGAGTCTTTGTTTCTTCTCCATCGCCTGTGTCATGCGTGATGTATACGCAATAACTGTTCTGCTCATCTTGGTCAGGGATTGGTGCAAATAAACTATCGCCTCGTTTGCCCTTGTTCCAACGACTGCGCAACACATCTACTGATAAGCCTGTCTTTTGTGCCCACTGCTTCATAGTGCGTGATTCATTCTTGAACTTATAAATTTGATTTGTAAACATGGTTTACCTTTCTTGTTAGTTTGGAAATTAAATTCCGTTTTTTGCGGAATATTCCAAGTATAAACCAATAGTCTACTAAAGTCTGGAACTTTATTTCTAATGTTTTTTGAGGGGTTAAGTGTATGATTTATATAGATATATTATTATTATTATTATTAAATAAATAAAAGAAAAGAAGAAAAATTCTATGTTCCAATAAATTTTGAGAGAGGACAATACCTTGCGTTACATTTTTGCATTGGGAAAACAAGCCTTGCTCTCCCACCTTTTTTATGTTTTTACCCCCCATCCTCTGCTAATCCGATTGGAATTTAGAATTTTCGTTGTAAGTCTTTGAATTTACTAAATAAAAAAATTCTAGACGTAGTAAAAATTCCGAGTCGGTTTTAGAACTTTTTTGGTCAAACACATAACGGCAAGCTAGTCACGTCGGGACTATGTGTAATTCAATTTCCACTACATCGTGGAAAGCTAAATAGCGACCTTGCACTATCAAATCTGATAATTCTAAATGACACACGCACACACGCGCTCTAAGACAAATAACTGGTTTCAAATTGGGGGCTTGTAAAAATCAGGGCGAAAAAAAGCCCCACCAGTCTAGGACTGGCAGGGCTAGGTCTTACTTATTCCATTGAACCATGAAAGCGTCAATGGACAACTTCAATCGCTTCTCATCAGCAGTGGTATCACCACGCTTGGAAGCATTTTTGCACTTCTGAATTAAACCCTGATCACCTTTGAATACTTCAATAATGCGGTGAGCAAAATCTAATGTAGCACCACGCTCTTTCTGTTTACCCTCATTGAGGATCGTACGAGCTTGACGCTTGAGATCACCTAAGCGATTAGAGCAATAGGTATTGATCTTGTCACGCCATTCCTTGATGACTGCGTGCTTGTATGGATCGCTAGTCTTTAGCTTGCCATACTCTTGCTGACTAAATGCAAAACAGTAGTCAGTACCAATCAAAACAACTTCCTTTTCCTTTTCAAGATCAGGATTAGAGCCGTCGATCAATAGGTAATGATCATTGATAACTGCGTACCGCTTGGCGGGATTGGTTTCGTTGAAGCGTAAACGATAGCCGTCATATAACTGCTCTTTAACTTCGTCGCCTACTTCGTCAGGGAAACCCTTACAAGTGGTTAAAACATAGCGAGCAACGCCACGCATTTTGTCGCTTGCTACTGCTTGCTTGTAAGCACCATCTTTTAGACTGGTGATCTGATCTTTTACTTCTACTGCTAGGGCTTTAGTAGCCATTTTGCTTCTCCTCATAAAATGAAGTACTGCGTTAATGACAAGCGAAATTGCCTGCCATGTAATACTTATAGCTGACACAAGGTCGTTAAGTAAAGTTTCACGCCTAAGTGGATAGCTAAACAGCGCGCTTGATCACGCCCTCACAAAGCCGCGCCCGACAACAAGTAACTGGTTTCAATCCCAGCTTGCGCTGGGTTGAGTGTTACTTGGTTAGAACCCAGCGAGCACCGAAGTCACCTTGCCATGCGTTGATCATCAGGTGTTGCTCATCCATACTGCGAACCCAAACCTTAGTCTCAAGGAACTTAGGTGTCTCGTTGATCTCCTCAACAGTCCAAGCACGATTACTGAAGTGAACTACATCACCGACTTGAACAGGTTGCATGTTGGTTGAATAGAATAGTTTGTACATCTGCTTCTCCTTTGTAAGTGGCAGAACATACTGCCATATGATCTATATAGCTGACCCACCCCTTATAAGTCAAGTTTGGGCGCGAAGTCCGACCCCCCACCCCCCGCTTTTTAGAAATGGTTCCATCTCGCCTCTCTACTCTAAGATTTACACAAATAACATCCTTAATTTTCCAAATTCGCCCCCATATTTATTTACCACTTATGACGTACTTATTGCTTAATTAAGGGGGGTATGACCCCTTGTAACTCTTTGTTCTATAAAGTTTTTCACTTAAAACACACGACCCCTAATTCATTTTATTAACTTTACTTATATATTGCTAAGTCCTTGATTTATATAATATTATTTTTCCAAACACACGACCCCCAATTCACCTATTTAATACTTTACATATTTATTAGGGTATACCCCTACCCCACTTCTTATTCCCACACACGGGTGTCAATTCTGCAAAACGAAATACCCCCCGTCAAAGGGACCCGCAAATAAAAAACGGGGGTATACTTTTATAAACACGTGAGGGTGTTTTGGGGACTTAAGTTAATAGTCCCCTTTTTTAAGTTAATAGTTAGTGAGTAAAAATAATCTTTACACATACTTAACAATTAAGATACACTCTGCGCATGGACACGTACATTCCAGACATTGAGCAGAACGTTCCTCTGCCAAAAAATGCCCAAGAAGCATTTCCTGCTCTCACGCCACAAGAAGAGCTAAACATGCGGGCTAATGTAGTAAAGCTAATGTCCGATTTAACAGGGCAGCCTATCGCTCCGACGCAAGAAAATGTCGAGCAAGCTAAGTCTTTAGCTGTGCAAATGGCATCTGACCCCAAGTTTCGCCCAAAATTTAATGAATACCCCAATGAAACACTAGCCATGCTAGCTGGCATGGTTGCCCAGATGAATGTTTCTATTGTGGATGAACTATCTGAACTAAAAACTTATGTAGTTAACCATCTATTGCATTCGGTTGAAGCATCTAAGGATGTAAAAACCAAGATTGCAGCTCTAAGAGCGCTTGGAGAGATAGATGGGGTCGATGCATTTAAGAAAAGAACCGAAGTTACTGTCAAAATCCAGACAAAAGAAGAGGTTGAGAGTGAATTATTGTCACTTTTGGATGAGGTTGAGGGTAAATATATAGATGTAGAAGCCAAAAACATAGTCAATAAAGACAAAAATGACTAGTAAATTGTCCCAAGAACAGCTATTTAAACTGCGTTTATTGGCAGAAAACCCAAAAACACCCCTTGATGTTAAGCGAAAAGCCAAGGATTTAATTGAAAAATACGATGAATTTCTCACCCAAGAGCGAGGAAAAGTATCCTTTTTGGACTTTGTTAAACACGTATACCCAGGCTATATGGTCGGGCAACATCATCTCAAACTGGCTCAAATTTTTGAAGATATTGCTAACGGTAAGAAAAAACGAGTCATTGTTAATATTGCTCCACGACACGGTAAGTCTGAACTCATATCCTACCTTGCTCCCGCCTGGTTCCTGGGAAAATACCCCCAGAAGAAGATTATCATGGCGTCTCACACAGCAGATTTGGCGGTTAACTTTGGTCGTCGCGTTAGAAACCTTGTCGGTTCAGACGACTATAAAGAGATATTTCCGCAAGTAGAACTGCAAGCTGACAGTAAATCAGCATCACGATGGGGAACAAACTTTAATGGTGAATATTTTGCAATCGGTGTCGGTGGCGCCCTTGCTGGTCGCGGGGCTGACTTGTTTATTATTGACGACCCGCACTCCGAGCAGGATGCTAAGACTGGAAGACCCGATGTATTTTTGCCTGCGTGGGAGTGGTTCCAGTCTGGTCCTCTCCAGCGTCTTATGCCTGGTGGTGCAATTGTTATCGTAATGACCCGCTGGTCAAAACTTGACTTAACAGGACAGATAGAGAAGCAACAAGAAGCAAATGATGACGTAGATAAGTGGGAAGTGATTCAGTTTCCTGCAATTAAAGATGACGGCGAAAGCCTGTGGCCCGAGTTTTGGCCTGTGGAGGAGCTGCTATCTAAGAAAGCCGCCCTAGATATTAGGTATTGGAATGCCCAGTACATGCAAAACCCAGTATCAGAAGAGGGTGCGCTGATCAAACGGGAGTGGTGGAACATCTGGGAAAAAGATACGCCGCCAGAGTGTGAGTTTATTATCATGTCGCTAGACGCGGCTCAGGAGGCAAATAACCGTGCAGACTATAACGCGCTTACGACCTGGGGTGTGTTTTTCAATGAGGAGGTTAACAATTACAACATCATCCTTCTCAACGCCATTAAAAAGAGGCTGGAGTTTCCAGAACTCAAGAAGCTTGTACTCGAAGAGTATAAAGCTTGGGAACCAGATGCGTTTATGGTCGAGAAGAAATCAAACGGTGCGGCGCTCTATCAAGAACTTAGGCGTATGGGGATCCCAGTCGGTGAGTTCACGCCTGGCAAGGGGCAAGATAAGATTGCGCGTGTTAACGCTATATCAGATCTCTTTTCGGGAGGGGTTGTTTGGGCGCCGTCGCACCGCTGGGCAAAAGATGTGATTGAGGAATGTAATGATTTTCCTAGCGGATTGAACGATGACTTGGTAGACTCTACAACATTAGCTCTGTTAAGATTCAGGCAAGGTGGATTCATTCGTCTACCCAATGATGAACCAGAAGACGACATGCTTTACAAATACCGCAAAAAAGCAGCGTATTATTAAGGATAAATTATGGCAATAGATAAGGCACTTTACGCAGCCCCTCAAGGAATAGATCAACTTGGCGAGGAAAGTGACGAGCCAGAATTAGAAATATCTATTGAAGATCCAGAGACTGTTGAGATTGGGATTGATGGTCAGCCAATCATGCGTATGGAGAAAGATGAAGAGCCAGATGGCTTTGATGATAACCTTGCTGAAGTTTTAGATGACAGATTATTAGCTACATTAGCTAGCGACTTAACTGCTGATTTTGATAATGACATAGCCTCTAGAAAAGATTGGATACAAACTTATGTGGATGGTCTAGAACTTCTGGGCCTTAAAATTGAAGAGCGTGCTGAACCTTGGGAAGGCGCCTGTGGCGTGTACCATCCACTCCTCTCTGAAGCAGTAGTTAAATTCCAAGCTGAGACCATGATGGAAACGATTCCAGCAGCTGGTCCAGTAAAGACTCAGATCATTGGCAAAGAAACCCCAGAGAAAAAAGCTGCAGCTGAACGTGTTCAAGACGATATGAACTATCAGTTGATGGACGTGATGAAAGAGTTTAGACCCGAGCATGAGCGCATGCTGTGGGGCTTAGGCTTAGCAGGTAATGCGTTTAAGAAAGTTTACTTTGACCCATCATTAGATCGTCAAGTATCCATGTATGTCCCAGCAGAAGATGTGGTCGTCCCCTATGGAGCTTCTAGCTTAGAGTCAGCTGAGCGTGTCACGCATGTGATGCGCAAAACAGAGAACGATGTGCGTCGCCTCCAGCATGAAGGTTTCTACCGAGACGTAGACTTGGGTGAGCCAGTTCAAGTAATGGACGAGATTGAGAAAAAGATTGCTGAGAAGCTTGGCTTTAGGGCAACTACAGATGATCGTTACAAATTATTAGAGATGCATGTGGAGCTTGACCTTGAAGGGTTTGAGCATACAGATGAAGACGGTGAACCCACTGGCATTGGTCTACCTTATGTAGTCACAATCGAGAAGGGTACTAATACTATCTTAGCGATTCGTCGCAACTGGAGACCAGAAGATGAGAAACACCATAAGAGAAACCATTTCGTCCATTATCCATACATTCCAGGCTTTGGTTTTTATGCTTTTGGCCTTATCCACCTTATCGGCGCTTTTGCTAAGTCTGGTACTTCTCTTATCAGGCAATTGGTTGATGCAGGGACACTATCAAATCTGCCAGGCGGCTTTAAGGCCCGTGGGATGCGAGTCAAAGGCGATGACACACCAATAGCTCCAGGTGAATGGCGTGACGTAGATGTTCCAGCAGGGACAATGCGTGACAACTTGTTACCACTTCCATACAAAGAACCAAGCCAAGTTTTATATAGTTTGTTAGGAACTATTGTAGAAGAGGGTCGTAAGTTTGCTGGGTCTGCAGAGATTCAAGCATCTGACATGAGCGCTAATGCGCCAGTTGGAACAACACTAGCAATTCTAGAAAGAACATTGAAGTCAATGAGTGCGATACAAGCTCGTATTCACTACGCAATGAAGCAAGAGTTTGGGCTTCTTAAAGACATCATCAGAGATTACACACCAGAAGATTACAGCTACGATCCAGTTGAAGGTGATCGTATGGCTAAACAGTCTGACTATGACATGGTCACTGTAATTCCTGTGTCCGATCCCAACGCGGCTACTATGGCGCAAAAAGTCGTGCAGTATCAAGCAGCTCTACAACTCGCTCAAACCGCACCGCAGCTCTATGATCTTCCACTTCTGCATCGTCAAATGTTAGACGTGTTGGGAATCAAAAATTATCAGAAGCTAGTACCGATGCCTGACGATATGAAGCCTCGTGATCCAGTTTCTGAGAACCAGAATATTTTGATGAATAAACCTGTCAAAGCATTCTTGGCGCAAGATCACCAATCTCATATCACGGTGCATATGAGTATGGCGCAAGATCCACATATCCAAATGTTGATACAACAAAACCCACAACTAGCTCAACAGATTCAAGCCGAGTTGTCTGCTCACGTAGCTGAGCACTTGGGAATGGAGTACCGCAAACAGATGGAGCAACGGATGGGTACGCTATTGCCCGCAGTTCCACAAGACCCAGATGATAAGGAGCCAAATATGTCTCCGCAAATGGAAGAGCAGATTTCTCAAATGGCAGCGCAAGCGGCAACACAGATGTTGCAACAGCATCAACAGGAAGCTCAACAACAGCAAGCACAACAACAAGCTCAAGATCCAATCATCCAGTTACAACAACAAGAGTTACAGATCAAAGCTCAAGAGCAGCAACGCAAAGCTAAAAAAGACCAAGACGACTTCCAGCTTAAGTTGGCGCAGATTCAACTTGAACGCGAACGTATTGCTAAGCAGCAGGAAACTGAAGGAGCAAAGATGGCTATCCAAGCATCATTAGCTAAGCATAAAGAGAAGAACCAACAGGAAACTGAAGGTGCTCGCATGGCTATTGATCTAGGTAAACAACGTGAACAACATCAGCATCAAAAAGAAGTAGCAACAATGCAGACGGATGTGCAAAGGGAGTTAGCCGCAAAACAAGCTGAAACCCAAGCGCGAACTAAAGAAATTAAAAAGGAAACGAAAGGTAAATAATGGACGCAAGCCAAGCGTTGGCTCATATAACACGACAGTTAGATGAAAGAATTTTGCAACTCCAAGAAAGTCTAGCAGACGACAACTGC